TTATAACAGCTGACCCCGCCAGTGCATCGGAATCATGCGGACAAGTTTATCACAGAAAGTGAGGAAGTTATATGGCAACGACAAGAGGTAGAAAAACTACTCGTAAGAAAAAAGAAGAAGTAGTTGAAGAAGCTCCTAAAGTAGAAGTTGTTGAAAAGGCTGAAGAAGTAAAGGTTGAAGAGCCTAAAAAAGCCTCAGTTAAGGCTGAGCCTAAAGCTGAGCCGAAGCCTGAACCAGTAAAAGAAGAATTGCCTCCTCAACCTCCCGTGGAGGAACCAAAAAAAGAAGAGCCTTTACCAGAACCTAAGGTTGAAGTACAGCAAGAAGAAGAAGTTGTTGTAGAAAAACCAGTTTTAGGTATCGGTTCAAGAGTTTTAATGCCAACAGGTCGATTAGGAACTGTTGTTAACATTAACCAAAAAGGTTATTTTGAAGTTAAAAGCTCGAGAAACCCTTTGAAAACTTTTCTTTACGCAAAAAGACAGTTATCATTAGTTGAATAATTAAAAAACAAAAAATGGTTTAGAAGAGACTCCTATAATTACTAATAATAAAAGAGTGATTATAGGAGTTTTTTTATGGCTTCGTTTGTAAATACAACCAATCCAACAGCATTTGGTGTTTTTGATAGTGATACACACTTTCAGGCAGATGCAGATAAAGTACTATTATATGTAAGAAGAAAACTTGGCGATGACGTTATGTCTGTTGAGTTAACAAATAAACAAATATGGACAAACTTTGAAGATGCAACATTAGTCTTTTCTAAAATAATAAATGCACATCAAGCAGAGTCTTATATGTCAAATCTTATGGGATTAGATGTAGGTCATCTAAATACATTTAAAAAGAATATTGCAGGACAATTTGTTGATGCAAATGACAATGTATTAGATATACAAAATGCAGCAGATCCAAGATTTAAAAACAATAATACAAAAACTATTGATAATGAGACAACTGCAGCTGAACCTGTAGTTGATGAACTTCTTGGGCCACACGGTAAAGAACAGCAGTTTCCTAGGGAGACACTTGAATATCTGTTAAGAAGAGCAGAACCTTATGCAAACGAAGCTAACGTAGGTGGCTCTGTTGATTATGTTCGAGGTTTTATTGAGCTGAAACAAGATGTGCAGGATTATGACATTTATGAAAACTTAATTATTCCAGGAAAAGATGCAAGTGGAAACAGCGTAAAGTTAAAACTGACTGCTTTTGACCCTGCAGGTGCAGCAGATCAAAAATCTGTATTTAACCCTTTATTTTCATCTTCAGTACCTTCAAATACAACACCTACAAAAATAAAAATAAATGAAGTATTTCATTTTTCACCTCAAGCTGCGTATCGTTTCTTTGATACAACTTCAGCAATAAACTATTTAAATAATCAGTTTGCATTTGAATCTTTTACACCTGAAACTGTTTTTTATGTACTTCCAGTATTTGAAGACTTATTGCGTGCTGGACAACTAGATATATCAAATAGAGTTAGGCGTAGCAATTTTAGTTATCGACTTCAAGGTAAAGATTTAAGAATATTTCCTAGACCTACACAACAAAATCCTCAAAATTTATTTGTTAAGTTTTCTTTTCCTGCAGATCCTTATAGAACTAACTTGCCTTATGATGATTCTTCAATAATAGGGATATCAAATATATCTAATGTGCCATTTGCAAATATTAAATATAGTGGTATTAATTCTATGTCTAGGCAATGGATTAAGCAGTTTACTTTAGCATTATGTAAAGAAACATTAGGATTAATAAGATCTAAGTTTTCAACAGTTCCAATTCCAGGAAGTGATTTGTCAATGAATGGTGCAGAATTAATTAGTCAAGGAAGAGAAGATAAAGAAAAATTATCAACTGGCCTAGGTGAAACACTAGATAGAGTGACTTATCAAAAACTTTTAGAGGCAGATGCTGCACAGTCTGAATCGATGAGTCAAATTTTAAAAAGAGTACCAATACCAAATGGTAGAGCAATTATTATAGGATAAAATCATGGCTAGATTATTTGTAGGACAACGTGAAGTAGACTTTTTTGCAGACATTACTAAAGAAATTATAAAAGATGTTGCAGGTCAAAAAGTATTTTATTATACAATACGTGAAGATCTTTCAAACGTTCATGAAATATATGAAGAATCACCACAAAAAATATTTAATCCTCCTGTTGAAATAGAAGCAATGGTTGAATGGCAACCTTCAGAAGTAAGAACAAATAATTTTGGTACAGAACATATTAAAACAATAACTTTGTTTCTTCATCATAGAGACTTACTAGATCGTGGCATTGTTTTTAAAGAAGGCGATTATTTTTCATATGGTTCTTATTTTTTTGAAGCAACTTCTATTATTTATGATAAACTTGTATACGGACAAATTGAAAGAGTTGTCTCTATAAAAGTTAATGGTAAACAAACTCGTATGCATCAAATTGCTAAAAGACCTCTTGGCCCAATTAGTGAAGAATACACAGATTCAGATGCAATTCAAACAACATTTGAGCAGCAAAGAGGAATACCTGATCATGATGTAAGAAGATTACAAGATGACGGCATAATTGAAAAACCAATAACAGGTATTGCAAAAGTTGCACCTGACGGTACTGAGCGTAGTACTAACGGAGTAGGCTCTTCTTTTTATGGAGATAAATAATGTCAACAAAATACGATATAAATAACAAAAAAAGATATGCACCAACAGGATATGAAGGTGATGGTAATACAGACTACGTTATTCCTTCTTGTGGAGTTGAAGACTTAGACTTATCTGTATTTAATCTTTTTGATAAACAAATTCCTTTATATTATGACTTACATGGTGAAACAAAAAAAGTTCCTGTAATATTTGCAACAGGTGAACGTTTTGCTTTGCTTCGTAGAAAAAGACCCATTGTTGATCGTAACGGTGCATTAATATTACCACTTATATCAATAACAAGAAACTCAATAGAAAATTTACCTTCTAAAGGTATTGCAAATAATCAAATGTTTCCACATGTAGTAACAAAAAGAATATCCGAAAAAGATCTTGCTCATAGACAAATAAAAAATTATGAGCAATTAAAAAATGTAAATGGTGAAGATCTTGCCTTAGAACCTGATATTTCTTTAAAACCTAGTTTAGATAGAAATATAATAGAAACAATTGAAATACCTCCTGTTAAATATTTTGGTGCAGTTTATGATATTGCAATCTGGTCGTCTTTTACACAGCAAATGAATAAGTTATTAGAAACAATAATAAATTCTTACACACTTAATCCTGGTCAACAATTTAGGTTAGAAAGTGATAAAGGATACACATTTTCAGGATTTGTAGATGGAAGTATAAGTCAAGATACAAACTATGCTGACTTTACAGATGCTGAACGATATGTTAGATATAACATGACACTTAGTGCAACTGGTTATATTATTGCACCAAATATTTTAGGAGGAAAAACAGCATTGAGATCGTTTATTAGTGCACCTCAAGTTTCTTTTGATGTTTTAAATGACTATGTTGATGTTGATCCAAAAACATTAGGCGTCACAGATCCTAATCCAGATTTACATGTTTTTGATGATTTAGCAACAGAAAATAGCTATTCATCAGCACAAGGTGTTGGAAGCAACAAAAATAATTTAGATGATTTATTAAGCGAAGATGCTAGTAATGGATTAGCAACTGGAATTAATGAAGAAAAAAGCAAGTCTGATGTTATAGGTGAAAAAGACACTAATATCAATAAACAAAGAAAAACTTTTGTTAGAAATACTGCTGGAGATCTAGTTCCTGTGATGGCAAAAAGTACTGGATCAAAAGGTGAAACTGTCTATGGCGCAAGTTTAGAGGAAGTTTTATTCAATGTTTCAACTTCAAAAGAATAATTAAGTATTGAGAAAATAATTAAGTCTATAAAGAAATTAAATTTAGGAGAGTAAACATTATGGCTGAACAGACATTTAAGTCTCCAGGATTTTTCGAAAGAGAGATCGAAGTAATTAGTCGTCCTCTAACACGAAATACAGCTACACCTGTTGGTGTAATTGGTCCTGCGAAAAAAGGACAAGCTTTTGTACCAAAAACAGTAACAAGCGTTGATGAATTTATTAAAGAATTTGGAATGCCAGATCAAGACACGTCTGCAGCTCATGCTGTTTCTGAATTCTTTGCAGAAGGCGGAAAGGCTGCAACATTCTGTAGAGTTTTAGGATCAGGATCTTCAAGCAAAGATGGTACATATCAATATGCTGGATTTAAGGTTACTGGAACACCATTTACAGTACAAACTGATAGGGCAAAAGGTGGAGTACAATTTATCGTTGCGCAGCATGAAGTTAATTCAGCAGAACACGTCACATATGGTATATTTAATGATAATGATTCAATTAAAACTGCAATGGACTCAGATCCAAGTACTGGTATAGCAGCAGGATCTGATCAACAAATTCAACTTGTAAGAGCAATGGTTCTTTTAGCAGAAAATCATGTTATGACTGTTACAGAAGTTGGTGCAAGCAATCACGAAACTAATGATGTAGCAGATGTTTCAGCAAGTGGTTTGTTTGATATTAAAATAGTAAAAGAAGATGCTAGCGATAATTTAGCAAGCGCAGAAATAGTAAATACATTTACAGTATCATTAAACCCTTCAAGTGATCAATATATTTCAAAAGTTTTAAATACAGATCAATTTGCTTTTTCTGATAAAAAGCATCTTTTATATGCAGATTTTCCTGTTGAAGATGTTTTAGCATCTACAGAAAAATCAGGAGGTATTGCTAGTGGTGTTGCAGTAGTTAGAGGAAAAGGTAATGCTGCTTCTTTCTTAGGACATTACGGCGATTTTTCTGCAAGATTTGAAGCACCAAAAACAACATCATTTATTTCACAACCTTTTGGTGAATCTGAATATGATCTTTTTCATTTTGAATCTTTAGATGATGGTGCATATGCAAGCGGAGATTATAAGATTTCTATTGCAGATCTTAAAGCATCTACAGAGAAAAATAACAAATTTGGTACATTTACTGTTCAACTTCGTAAGATTGACGATACAGATGATGCACCAGTTATTCTTGAATCATTTCCAAGATGCACACTAAATCCAGACTCAAAAAATTACATCGCAAGATTAATTGGAGATCAAAAAGTTAGCTTATCACTAGATGTAGATTCAGACGATGAAAAGAGATTAGTGAGAGAAGGTACATTTGCTAGCAAATCAAGCAGAATTCGTGTTGTAATGTCTGATGAAGTTTCTCGTAGAGAAGTTCCAGAAAGAGCTTTGCCCTTTGGGTTTAGAGGTATTCCTGCACTAAAAACAACTTCAGATGGTTTAGATGCTAGAGGTTCTGCAAATAATCTTTTAGTTGGGACAGGTGTTGATTTTGATGGCAATGCAGAAAACGAACTAGGAAGTTCTGTACTACCTCCTCTACCATTTAGATCTAAAGTTACTAAAGGTAGTATGACTCAAGCAGGAGATACTTATTTCCAAACTTACTTTGGTCAAGTTTTAAAATCAGATGGATCTAAGCAATCTCGTGAAAGTGTTAAAACTTCTCTTTATTGGGGTCTTCATACTTCAAGAGTAAAGTCTATTGATAAACCTAATGACGCAGGTTCTTTAGACTTTAATCCTTTAGTTAAAAGATTAACAAA